GGTTAATACTGCTGGATTTTTATTTGTACTCAAAAATCTTCACGCTATTGCTCCTACCGTTACACGCAAAATGTTCAAACAGGAGGTATCAGATGCTAGAATGACAAACTGGGTCGAGAAGGTTTCAGAGGCATTACGTAAAGACCCAACGACAGACATCGCTCAACTTATTATTGATATTTCCACAAAAGAAGGAATACCATTACATAGCATAGATATTAATAAAGCAGTAGCAGAATATTTCATAACTAAGCCAAGTGCAGACGGAAAAGTTCTCATAACAGAAGCCTTAAAAAAGCAATTCCCAGAAGAGAGGATGAGAGAACTTGCTGATAGACTAAACTTAAAACAGAATAGGACATATGAAGAGATTATTCAAGAGGTTTTTATGCTTGAAACAAGTCTTAAGTATGAGGCAATAGAAAATCAAATAGCCAGACTAGAAACCCACGCTGTAGCAGAAAGAGAAAAATTAACTGAAGAGCAAGTAGAAAAAATAGAGGAAACAATACACGATAAAGTAGAAAATGTAATAACAAATAAGGTGGACGTAGGGAAACAGGGCGAACAGCTAGCATTAGACCTCATTGAATATGGATTTACATCAAAAGAGGCTATTGCAAAACTTACTAAAACTGAAAACAAAGTCCTTGAAATTATAGAAACCGCAGATAAGCTTGAAAAACTTACTAAAGTTGAGGCAAAAAAGAAGAAACCTGTTACTAGGAAAGATAAAAAGAAGGTTAAAAAGAAAGCAGAGAATAAGGGCAAAACAGAAGAGAAATCATCTAAAAAAACAAAAGATAAAATAGCGCAGGTTGTAAAGAAAGCTAAACAAGTTATTATAAAAAAAGCCAATGAGGCTGGAGAAAATATACAAGAAGCAACTGTAGAAGCACCGACTACAAAGACAATGACAAAAGTAGCTGGGGCAAAAGATTTAAAAAAGCCATATGGAGCTAGGGACCTTACTGAAAAAATACTTTTTGACGATATGGCTCAAATGGAGGCTTGGAAAGACAATCTAAAAGCAACTGCTCCCCACCTTGCATTAAGTATCCTTTATAAACCTGTAAAAGCAGGTAAGCATAAGGGGAAGGTTCGCGCACAAGCATTCGAGAAAGAGATAACTAAAAAAGTTCTAAGAACAGGCGTGGCTAGAACTATTAAAATTGCAGATAAACAAAGGTATGAAGAAGATAAGATAATTCAAGCATTAAGATATAGAAGAGATAATTGGGACAGCAAACCAGCAAATATATTAAAAGACCCAACAAGAAATCCACTTGAAAAAATGGAAAGACTAATGAACTTAGTTGACCAAGTAGAGATATTAGAAGGGCAAGTTCTTAGAGATATGGCAACAAATGCTGTATTAGAAAGAACAGGTAGGCACGCTATTGTTGAGGCATTTAGAGTAAGTGTTCTGGCTGATAAAAAAATGGGTCTTGGTTACGAGCAGTCGCAGATACCAGACGCACCAAGATTACAAACTGGACCAAGTTTTAAAACAAAATTGCTAAAGAATGGAATTAAAGAATACGACAGAGTAATTGATATGACCAAGAGAGAGGTTAATTACTTAAAGTCAGATATAAGTCTAGCCAGCGAAATAGCAGCTAAGGTCAAGTATCTCAGTAAAAGAAAAGGTGGATTTATTGATTTAAGCGGTAGAGATAAATCTGAAAGATTAGAAAAAAGCCAATTAGAACTTTTAAGGGAAGACCTAGACAGAGATATAAAGGAATATGCTGTCAGATATTTCCAATCATCAAGCAAGGCATTAAACAAAATAAGCGTTAATAATATGGCTGATGTTATGGCTGAAGAATTTGGACTACCTAAAAGCACTATTCGTAAATTTGCTGTGAAGCCAGAGAATTGGGAAAAAATACGCCTTGCTATATCAGAATATCAACACACTAGGATTCTTCGTGTTATAGACCAAAAGAAAATTGATAGTCCAGAACTGGAAACTGGATTCCAAATTGAGAATATACAATTAAGTCAAATAGGACCATCCAAAACAGTAACTAACCCTGACGGCACTAAGACTAAAGTCACTCAAGGTGAGTCTATGATTCTTGATATATATAAAGACCCTATAGTTGGTAGGGAGTTCTTGCGGGCTTTAATGGGAGTCGGTGCAAGTCCTTCTAGTATTCCAGTAGGAACAGATACAAAACCAACAACTCTTTCAAAACTAATAAAGTCTGTTGATGCGGGTGTTATGGAAGACTATAGAAAACTACATAATCATATTGCAAACTTTGAAAAAGGAGAAGCTGAAAGCGGGGTACATAATATAGTGACTCACTTGCCTCACCTTCAGGTATTATCTAAATGGATGGCTGATTATGCTAAATTAAAATATATGCAATCACCAGATAACCTACCTAAAGAACAGATAGATGAACTTCTGCGTGCTGCTAATCTAGCAGAGCATACTAATTACATTATTAAGTCTAAAGTAGGCTTAACTATGAGAAGTATCGCTCTCACTCACGATATAATTAAGAATGGCGAACTATTAGCGAAGGTATTTAAAAATGCTAATCTAGTATATACTCCAGAAATATCAGAATTGATTAGGGCAGACTTTCAACATATTCATAATATGCCTACTGAATCATTATTAGGAATTGGAAAACTCGAAATGCTAACCGGGATTATTCAAGAGGTGAATAGAAATTTCCTTCTGGGTTCAGTAGCTGCTGTTGCAAAAGCAGGTGTTGGTAATCCTCTTTCTAAGGCTCTCAATGCAGTCTCTGAGGGTCCACGAAATCTTGTCTATAGGAACGATAAAAGGCTACATAATAAAAAGCTAGCAGAAATTAAAAGAACTTGGGAGGCTAGTGAAAAGACTCCACAAGATGCCGCTGCTTTTGATAAAGCTAGAGACCAACAGTTTGCAAAATATGCTAACAAAACTACATTAAGTTGGGATTGGTATCAACAGGAAGGATTTAGGTCGACTTATACTGAGACATTTCACAGGCAGATGAAAGAAATGATGACTATTATGAAAGAGACTCCCACAGTATATGATGAAAATGGGAATATAGTAGAATCTGGATTTCACGAACTACACCCTATGTTTGGGTTAGAACTTGGTAAGACGCAGTATGTTCCGGGTAAACTAGGAAAGGTAGTTAGAGGACCGCAGAATTTAATGGGTGCTTTAGATAATGTCGTTAGAATGCCAATATTAATGGGTGAATTTGAGAGACTTATATGGCATCAGGGAGTGGTGAGGTGGAGAGAAGTTTATGGTGAAAAGAAAGAAGGAAGAAGGCAGAATGCTGACCCAAATAATCCAATGCACAGAGAGCAAATGAAAGCTATTATAGCTGGAATAAGACAGGACCCTACTGGAGAGATGTATAGAACATCGTGGGATAGTGCTAATAAATACGCTGCTAAGATAGTATATCAAGATGCGTTCTATTGGGATGCTATGAAGAAGCTTAATAATATGAGAATAGGAACAGGAAAGTTACCTAGTGAAAGAATATTAGGTCATATAGGCAACTTTTTTATGCCTTTTGTACTTACTGGAGTTAATGCTCTTAAAATGGCACACGAATATAATCCGCTTTCTGCTGTTATCCCCGGACCGGGATATGGTGCTTTTTGGTCAGATATGGATTATGCTACATCTGATATGGCTTGGAGAAATCCGGGAGACTCTTGGTATAATAGATTCAGAACAGAAGAGCATAGGGGAAAGACGGTGTTTCCGGGAGAGGGTTTTTCACATCTAATGAGGCGATTGGAGGAGATACCGCAGGGGAAACAGCTTGCGGGAAAAGAGGCTATGACACTTGTAAGTAAGAAACTCTTTGGGGCTATGGCTATGAATGCTATGGCTAGGTCTGCTATGGATTATTTGAAACAGATGCAGGAAGATTTTGAGTTGCAGGAAGATATTTGGGCTGAACTTGGTACTGAGAAAGAAATGACTCCACAAGCTAGGAACCTACTGCAAGCCTATGGAGTTCAGTCAGGTGGGCTAGAAATACCAGAAGGGCATATGCTAGCACCAAAAGGCGGCAGCTTTACTGCTAGAGGATTCGACCCGGCTTGGGCAATGATACAACAGTATCCACAATTACAGAGAAGTTTGGAGTTGATTCATACAACAATTAACCAACAAAATGATGACCCCGATTATGACAAATCAGATGAATTATTGAAAGTTTGGGGTGATTACTATAGTACGTATATGAAGACTCTTGAAGAATCACCGTTTCTTATGTTATTTGATGAAGTAAGAGACATTACATCATCTCAGAATCCCGATGCAGTTGCTCAAACTTATATGGCAAAGCTAGCAAGTAATTTGCTATCCCCAACCTCTATCGGAACTTATAATAGGTTTAAAGAAGACGTACAATACAAGAAGTACAGTCCTGAAGAATATACTCCTGAGGGTGGTCTATCTTATGGTCTGCTATCTTCATTTATACCTAATTATGAGCCATTACCAGAGGCGGTAAGAAAAGCGTTCTTAGATGGCAAGCCTTCACTATTTCACGCTAAGTTTAAAGAAGAAGGTGATATGTATGCTTGGGAAGAGGTTGCTCAGTTAAGTGGAATTGGAAAGTGGAATGAAGAAACTCAATCTTTTATTAATACTCAGGGAGACGCTGAAAAGATTAGAGAAGAAATACGTCACCCATATACTACTGTTCCTTTATATAGACTAGATAGACATACTCCAAAATATCCAGTATTAACTATGTTTGGAGGCACTATCAAACAACCAGATTCTAAAAACTTATTTGGACTTAGAATTATAGAAAGGACTACCGACCCAATAGAGTCAAAACTTACTAAAGAATATATGTGGCTTATGGACGAAAAGGCTGAGGCAAAAGAAGTATTTGGTAATCCTAATCAATCTGTTACTGTGTCGCTGTTAGAAGGCGGTGACGAAGAATGGGGCATTAGGTCGGCAGGTGGTAGTGATTTTAGAGGAACAATAAAGTTTGACAGAGGGGCTGAATGGGCAAGAGAGAAAATGATAGGAGACTTATTTAAAGAAAAATTATGGATGATTGTAGGAGAAAAAAAGGGTCCAGTTGGCGGTGCTTACGGAATGCTGAAAGATGAATTAGACTTGATAAAGAAAGAGATGTCTGTATTATCTCCAGAATCTATAGAATATAAAAACCTTGAAACAGCAAAGAGAAAAGCTACGTTAGATATTAGTGACATTTGGAATAGAACAGCAACGTCCATACGACATCTAGTTGATTTCACAATATTTGGAGAGGAGAGGCATAATATTAAATTTTGGGCTGAATATATGAAGGCTTACGAATTGGACAGTCAGGGATTAGAGGCGGAGATGAGGTTTCTCTATCCTAATAAAACAGCGGAAGAGCAGTCTGATTTAATATTCTCTTGGAATGAGGCTTTTCATATGTCTCCAGAGCCAAACAGAAATAAAAATATTGTATTCAATGAGGTGTATAGAGCTTTTAAAAGAAAAAACGGTGTCGACAATTCTCCTTGGCTAGACCCAGAAAATCTATCCAATCTTTCAAGGGGGTTGTTTGGTATGGATATGATGAAGCATATTGGAATAGACGTAGATAAGAGGGATTATATTGAGAGCATAGTGACTGGTGAACCTCAGAAAAAGATACGGAGTCTTCAGCCAAAAGGATTAGATAAGCTTGGTAATAAAAAAAGACCTGTTAAAACAAAAATACCAGACGATTTCTTTAAGACAGGTGCTAGAAATAAGGACGACGAGGGCAGTATATATGAAACTAGGGGCAAGAGAATGAAGGTGCTAGACCAGCACTTTCTTTTTAATCCGGCTGACGTTGATGCGACAGATGAAAAAGGTGGCAAACGATACCCCGTAATAAGTAAGTTAAGCGAGTATAATAAATAAAAAAAATTACAATATGGCATCACAATATAATTTAACTATAGAAGCTGGTACTGACTTTGAAACCCTTGTTTATGTAGGGCTTGGAGATACTTCCTATACATTTGGAACCAACAAGGACTATAGGGCAACCTTAATTCCCTCTTATACAAACCCGTCTCCACAGCATAGTTTTACTATTGTAGAAACTGTTAGCGAGAAGAAGTTAACAATAACTTTGCAGGAGAGTATTACAAAATTATTAACATCTGGAATTTGGTATTGGGACTTAATAGAAAATGTATATAAGGTAATTACTTCGCAGGCAAACACATTTACAACCGAAAGCGGTAGTGCTGTTGTAAAGCTAACTTGGGCGAGCCACGGATTGACTTCTGATGACACAATAGTGATTGCTAGTTCATCAAGTCTTCCCGGCGGGTACTCAAACGGAGCATTGGACGGGTCAGAAAGCATTACTATAGTTAATAATAATACGATTTCATTTACTGCTGGAACCAATGCTAACGCATCTGCTACTTCTGGTTCTGCTGTAGTAACAGCACTATATAAGACAAATAGAATTTTAGAAGGTGACGTTTTAGTAACGCCATACGTAACACAAAAGACAAGCAGCTATGCTAGCACGGAGGCATAATGGCAAATGTTAATGTAAGACCAAGTACATCGTTTTCAGTTAGAACTGCTCCGGGTGGAGTTATAAGTAGTGGTGGCGGGACTACATCACAGTCTACTGCCCCATCAACTCCAACCCAAGGGAATATTTGGTATGACACTTCTAACAACATACTAAAGGTTTATGATGGTGCTAGTTGGGACAGTTTGGGTATGGGTTCTGATTATGATAATGATAATAAATTTGAATGGAGTCCTGATGCAACATTGAGTAGCGGTATGCTAGCAACCTTTTCTAATGCAAGTGGAGGCAGCTTGTTTTCCATTACATACGATGGTGTTGTGGCGATGAAGATTTTTAGTGGTATACCTCCTACAGCGACTCAGGGCGGGTTGTATAATAGCGGAACTCAACTTTTTGTGGGGCTTGATGTTTAATGGGGATTATAGATAAACAAGGAAAAGGAATTGCGGTTTTAAAGGAGAGATACGATGGGAAGTTTAATATTAAAGAAATAAGCTATTTACTTAATATTATGGAAAGCATAGACCATAATGGCAAGATGCTTGAGCAGGCTTTATCCTGTATGTTAAAATTAAAAGATAGTTTAGAAAAACTAACGAAACATACTGAATAAAAATGATAACACTAACTAACAACAAAGGAGTCATCTAATGGCTATAACTTGGAAAAAAGTCATCACTACGGCGGATGATTCAACATATTTAAACACTCAAGTAACTAATGCAACGGTAATTGGTAAGGTATTAACTGGACTTAGTACATCATCAACTGCGGATGTTGCAGCTACCGATACCATAATAGTTGGAATGGGAAAACTTGAAGCAAGAGTAGCGTTAAACGATGATAAAGTTACTGATGCTGGTCAAACTTCAAACGTAACTCACACGGGTGAGGTTACTGGTTCGGGTGCGCTTACAATAGCAGATGATGTAATTGTCAATGCTAATATCAACTCTTCAGCGGCTATTGCTTACAGCAAACTTAATTTAACTGGCTTGATTGTAAATGCTGACTTAGGTACTGAAGAAGTCAAATCTACTAACTTTGACGGTATTGCATCAAACCCGACTGTTGGTAACTATTTTAAAGCGGCAGCAAGTGGAGCAATAGAAACATCGGCTTTTCCTACGACTATCTCATCAGCGCAGGCAAGTGCTATTGCAGTTAACTCAACTCACGCAGCTTCATCTCACGCTCCGTCTGGTGCTAATGCAAACGTATCTGGAGATTCTGGTAACTCTGCTATTTATGATAATAGTGGAACGCCAACATTAAAATCTGGGATTACTCAGGCTGAAATGCAAACAGCTATCGGTGGAACTTATACTGATACTAATACCGATACTCTATGGACAGGAGTTAGCACTAACTTAGTTGCAGCTACTGCTATAACTTCTTTAGGGCTGGGAAATGTTGCCGTAAAAGATGGCGGTATTGGAAGTACAGATATATTACAATCTAATGGTACTATGGCTGATAATGATTTTCTTAGGATTGATGGAACAGCAGTTGAGGGAAGGTCTTCTGATGAAGTTCTTTCTGATTTAGGTCTTGATGCAGATTTAAAAACATTAACTATTACAGCTAGTGCAACTTTGCAAGGAAGTAATACTGGTGATACTTCAATATCAGATGCAATAAATTCAACATCAAGTACAACGAGAGCAAGTTCGACGGCTGTTAAAGCAGCATATGACCACTACTCAGCAAATACTGATGTAAATGTATCTGTTCCAAATCTTAAAGCAGCATTAGTAGGTCCATTTGCTTCTAATGTATGTACTATTGGTGGTACATCCGATACGATAACTATTGGTGATGACTTAAAAGTTACTGGAGATTTGATTGTAGAAGGTGATACGGTAACAACTAATGTTACAACTATACAAACTGAAGACAAATCTATTACACTAGCTGACCACGCTAGTCCGACTGTGTCTACTGGTAATGCTTCTGGTATTGATGTAATGACTTCTGGAACAGCATCAGAACACCCTTATGTTCAATGGGGTAATGGTGGTGATTTATCTGGTTGGACTGTAAAACATCACGATGGGGCTAAAGGTACAATTTCCACTATGAACTTTCACGCTACTGCTGCTCCTGTTGACGGTGGAAGCGGTACAGTCGCACAAGGCGTAGGTTCATTTTACTTTGAAAAGGATGCTGGAAATCTATACTTAAGAACTGAGTAATAAATACTAAAAATGAGAGTTAACTTAGACTCATCGGAACTTCGGATTGTGCTTTCAACAATAAATCAGTCAACTTATCGTGGGACTGATATTCCAGTTTTAGCTAAACTTATTAGCAAATTAGATACAGCACTTAAAAAATCTGAAAAAGATGCGTTGCAACCGGAAATGAAAGAGGCTATTGGTAAATAATGGCTATTACTTGGAAAAGAATCCTAACGACTGATGATACTTCATCTGGTCCAACAGGTCCTACAGGACCGGGAGGTCCAACGGGTCCAACTGGACCCACAGGCTCAACAGGAGGAACAGGTCCTACTGGAGGAACAGGTCCTGCTGGAGGAACAGGTCCAACTGGACCCACAGGCACAACAGGCTCAACTGGACCAACGGGTCCAACTGGAACAGCAGCGGGCTTCGGAACACCTACTGCTAGCACAGGCTCGATTGGAATTACGGCTAGCGGACCATCTACAGCCAAAATATTTGCTTTTTCTATCCCCTCTGGCGCAAAGGGTGACACGGGTAACACAGGTCCAACTGGTCCAACTGGTCCAACTGGGACAACGGGTAATACTGGTCCAACTGGGACAACGGGTAATACTGGTCCAACTGGACCGCAAGGAACTGCTGCTGGAGTTGGCACG